TTCGATCGATATTACTGAACAAATTAGCAAAATGGCTGACTCTAACACTTATTATATTACTGAACAATTCAGAGCTATTACTCAAATTCATGATTTTTTAAATGAAAATGATTATGTTGGAATTGATGAATTTGTAAGATTATCTCATGTTGTTGGAACTGCAATGATGACAAAACTTAGACTTACTCCAGGAAAAAATGTTGAACCAAGATTATCTCATCTTTTTGCTATTGTTAAATGTGCCATTGGAGTAAATCCTATTTTTGAACAACAAATTATCCTATCATTTGAAGGTCTTAATCCTGCTTTCAATTTTGATTGTGATCTTATTCTTGAAAAAGATGGTAAAATTTGGCTTTGTGACTTTACTGCTGATGATTCTTATGATAATATTCAAAATAAAAGATTAATTTTAAATCAAAAATCTCAAGATCCTTCTCTTCATGGTCGTAATGTTGATGTAGCTGTTATTACTTTTGAACCCAAAAAATTTCATGTTAATATGCCATTTTTTTGTTTAGAACCTGATTTGAAAAGACCTGAGAGTTTTACTTTAAGAATGCTTGAAACTTTAGCAGCAAAATCATCTGCTAGTAATGATGCTTTTATAAATAATTGTGATAGAGTTCTAGAATATGCATCAGACTTACTTGCTAATGTTCCTTCTGAAAATAAGCTTTATAACAGTTCTAAATTAACTGAAGATAAAATAAAAGCCGCACTAGAAGCTGCTTCATCAAATTCAGTATCTGATATAACAAGACTGTTTTCTATTATAAATAAAAAAAGTTATAGAACTTTTACAGAAACTCTACAAGAAATTACTGCACAATTTCATGACTCAAAAAAACCTTTTAAACATAGAGCTGCTGTTCTACAAAAAAGAGATAATGATATGGCTGAGATATTATATAAATTAAGAGATGACAAATTAGCAAAATTACTTCATGCTTGTATTATACAACAAGGGAAACCAGTAGGCATTAGACCTGATTTAAGTTTAGAAGTTCTATCTTTTTTTTTCCTAAAGCACAAAATAATAAAAGAATGTTACCTTTTGACTCAGAATTTGATATTGTAGCTCAACATATAAAAGGTCATTATTTTACAATTAAATTTAATTATTCTGAAATGGATGATCAAATTAAAAGATCTATTCTTCATGAAACAAAACCTAAAGCACAAGTACCAAAAGGAACTAGAGCATCTCTTGATCAATGCCTTGATAAGATAAAAAAAGCAGAAATGGAATTAAATAGAGTTAGTTCTACTTTAAATAAACGAGTTGTATCAGAATCACATAGTACAGTTTGGGATAAAATTATAACAATCAGCAAGTTAAATGTAGAAGACACTGGAAATCTAGGAAAAGTAACTGGCAACCTATTAAGTTCAACATGTTTTACTATGACTAGAATTCTAGCAGGATGTTTGATTTCTCATTTCTATGAAATAGTTAAAACTTTTGCAGCTTCTATTAAAAATTCACATAAAGATGAAACTTATTATGTTGGAGTTAATGGACCTTATGAATCTATAACCATAACAAAAATGAGTGCTACTCAAGATTCCTTTAATAGAACACATTATTGTGTGATTTCAAAAGACTTAGATTGTAGTGAAATGTCAGAAATTGTTTGGTCTAAACATCATTTATCTAATGGAGTTTCTAGAAGTCATTTTAGAACTATGGATCATAATCAAGTAGCATATTTTTTAAGATTACCTTATTTAATAATGTCTCTTTTAACTTGGGATATTGAATCAAGTCTTGTTAAAGGTAGATTAGCAACTGGAGATTTACCAGAAAAAATAACTAATTCAACTTTACATTGTTTAGTAAATAGAGATGTCTTTGCTCAAGCTTCACAACAAGTTAGATATTTATATGTTTCCTCTATTGGTTATGGTTCTAATCCTTCTTCCATTGCAGATAAAATAAATTTCATCACTCCTGTTAATAATTGGGAATATGTTTATCTTACTAGAATGCTAAAATTAGGATTATCACTATCTGTTGTTAGAGATGCAGGTAGAATTTCAGATTTAATAGTTGATGGAGAACTAAATGTTGTATTTCCTCATAGCTCAAGACCTTCAAAAAGTTTTTCTCATACTGTTTCTTCTATGTATTATTGTAATATATTCAATAAATTTAGGGCTTTTCATGAAGTTTCGGAAGCTTATTGTTATAATGAATTAGATGAAGAACTAAAAATTTATAATAAAGCTAGACAAGATACACCATTTAATCTTGTTGGTTTTTCTCCTAATACAACATCTAAAATAGATGATTTTTCATATCTAATTTCTGAAGAATTTGTTAAGAATGAATGTGAGTTTGTTGAAGGTTTGTTAGCATCTGGTCCAGGAAGATTTAGAGCATCAGGAGCTGTTATAATTGCTGCATCTAGAAAATATCTTAAAGCATCTGATGAAAAAATAACTGAAATTTTTAGAGCACTACAAAAATCACCAATAGAAGCTTGTACAATGAGAGGAGCTATGACATCAGGTGCATCTTCTGATAAAAATCAAGGTTGCAGAGCTGCTACAGCTATATTAGAAGAACTTATGAAAACTTATGATACAAAACCTGAACTTTTAAATAACAATGCTTGGTTACATTCAGTTTTTATGGATAATATTAACAATAGTGGTGGTGATTCTTCTATATATTCTCTTGTTGTTCAACAATTAAATGATTCTTCTGTATCATATATTTATAGAATTGTACAAAAAGATCAGGTAGGAAATAGAGAAATTAGTGTTCTTAATGCTGTATTTAGGATAGGTGCTCTTTTTACTGAAACTGTTTCAAGATGTCTTAGTGGTCTTGTACATGAAGTTGATCTTCTAGAAGATTCTGATAAGGATTATACTTTTGAAACAGCTGTTGCACATTCAACAAGAGATGCAAAGGGTGATATAATTTGTTATGATAATTCAGATCAAAAAAGATGGGGACCAAATCATATGCTTAATTATTTTTCATTAATGTTTTATGGATCTATGAGTGGAGAAAGAGGTCTTCTAAGAATGCTATACTTTGTTGCAGATCATACTCTAAATAAAAGAGCAAAATTTCCAGAATCACTAATTAATTTATTTAGTAAATATGTTGAATCTAATAATACTACAACTTCTATTACTAGAGAAGGTTTAAATGAAGATCATGGATCTCAAACTTTAAAAGAATTTTTTTCTAATCATGCCAATGATTTATTTAATAATAAATTTGATGAATGTCTTCCTTTTGGTATGTGTCAAGGTATTTTTCAATCAACTTCATCAGTATTTCATGCCATTATGTGTAAATTTGTTTCAGACATAGTAACAAAAGTTTATAAGAAAAAAGT